AGTAAAGTGCCAGGACTTCCAGTCTTTAGTCTCTGGTCTTTCACTCCTACCCATCTTGTAGATATCATAGAAGTGGTTACGTCCCTTCGGTGTACCAATAAATATACAGTGACCCTTTAAGTCAGCTAACGCTGGTCTAAGAATCTGCTCGAACACTGTAGGTTTAATATCTGCATACTCATCGAGTACAACAAACTTTAAAGCTACACCTCGCATTGTCTCTGGTCTGTCTGCTCCTTTCAAAGATACAACAGAACCATTAATCAATGTGATCTGCATATTGTTTATGTGACTACTGGCTATGACTGGATGACCTAACTCTAATAGCTGTTGCCACATAATGTCCCTAGCCTGTTGCTGCGTAGGGGCTATATACCACACATGACCCTTCTTTGCTTCTAACGCAGAGACAATCAGTCTCCACGCTGCTAACATACTTTTACCTGTCCTACGACCAGCAGCTATGACTTTAAATCTAGAGTCATCTGTCCAGACCTCCTGTTGCCAGGGTAGTAAACTAATCTTCAGGTCTGACATCTACGGTCTCAAACTCCACATCAGTGACTTCTTCTACTACTTCAGCCTTCTTATCACCTACCATTGATATTTGTATATTAACATTACCTCTTCCTGCATCCTTACCTTTCTCAAAGTAGGACATTGGTAGCACACGATCAATACACATCTTTAAACATGCTACCTGATCTTTGTCTTCATCATCTAATGCCTTCTTGATGATAGTATTTATTACTGTTTCACCACTAGTTGCTAACAATCGTGCATGAAACTCTTTGATTCTTGCAGCTTCACCTGGAGGTCTACCAACAACACCACGTTTCTTCTTAGCTTCAACCTCTGTTTTACGTGGTCTTCCTCTTTTTCTTTTTACAGGTTTATCTTCAAGGGTCAAATGATTATCCTTTATGTTATTAATTAATACTATGTAGTTAAAGACGAGGGATAATAGTAATAATAATTATAGTTTGCTCTTAGTCTACATAGTAGAGCAGTATTATATCATACTTTGAGGTATTTGTCAAGCATTATTTGCATAGGTTAGTACTACCCGGAGACTTTTTTGTAGGGGACACCTACTATTTAGTTCTAAATGAGCATTATCCAGACCATATCCTAACTTATTGATTCTAAATGTACATTCTACTTACTATTTTTTATTAATATATGCAGTATTGTACCTATTTTAATTACCTTTTTTTTGTGTCTGTTAGGGTATATATATAATTGACAAGGCTGCGTTGACCCCTCCCCCCATCTGTGCAGGCGTGTATAAACAGGTACCTGCGCGCGTTATAAGGAACATGCGCGTAATAAGGCTCACGCGTTCCTTATTTGATCTCGACAGCGTTATGTTACAACATCACATTGGTAAATGAATATATGTACTAGGGTGCATATTTACGCAACCGAGCAGGTAGGGTAGGTTATGTTATAACATATCATTTCATCGGTATATATAACGCGTGCGCGCGTGTTTCATCTTTGGGAATAACCATCGATTCGTTATCGGCGCGAGGTAGTAAATTATTTTCATATATTTTGCAAAATATTTGCTCAAGGGGCTTGACAGTGGTTAGGGTTAGGAATTAATATCTTTCTCACGTTATCGGATCAAGGTTCTTTTTGGTTCAAGGGAAGAATACTCAACCATCTGCCACGGCGGACATTATCTAAATAGGTTGAGCAAATTAGATCCTCCGATAACCCTCCGTTAAGGCGCGAGGTTTTTTGGATATCTAACATGCCGTGGCATGGTCTAAAAGACTGATAAAATCGCATCACTGGCGGAACATCAAGGCACCTAGCTTGAGTATCATTAGCTAAAGAGGCGAACGATTAAGATACCTTAAAAGCATAACGATGATAAACAGGCTAATGCCTCTAGCGTTTTAAATAATAGAACGTTAGACGCATTAACAAAAGGGAGGTTTTACAATGCAACAGTACGAAGACTTAGAAAAGATAGGAACGCAAAAATATAAAGATAACAATTTTTGCGCTGTAATTGCTTTATCAATAGTTACAGGAATATCTTTTAAAAGAGTAAAAAGAAAATTAGAAAAGTTCGGCAGAGTGCATCGACAGGGTACGATGACTAGTACAATGCTTAGATTTTTAAAATGTTATAATGTAGATTATCAATGGCTACACTTTAACAACCGCCCAACAGTTGGCGAATTAGTAAGACAGGGTTCAAAAGGTACGTTTTTATTGTTTCAGCATGAGCATGTTTCTGCTATGGTTGACAGTGATTTAAACGATCACACGAACCCAAATAGGAACGATAAAAGAAAACAATATTCAAAAGCAAGAGTTTTGCAGGTCTTAAAAATAAACAAAAAGGAGCAATAAAATGAGAGTTTCATTAAAGCAATTAAACGAAAAAATTACACACTTGAACGACATAACTGGACAATTAAGAGCGCCTTGGCATAATGTAGAGGGCAGAATGATGGCGAACGTAGGCACATACGTATTGAACGGAGCTTATGGAGGTTATCAACTGGGTCAATTAACCAATGAAGGGGGAGGGCAAAAAACTATTATAGAAGGTTATCGCTCAAAGCGTGAACTATGGGAGGCGATAGACATACTAGAGAAGGGCATGAGAATAGCTAAAGGAGAAAGAGTATAATGGAAATTACAATAGAAGCAAAAGATGTATACGGGCGGACGTTGTATTACCCAGCATGTGAGAGGGCGGAGTTATTCGCCCAGCTTATTGGCAAGAAAACGCTCACGCCTGAGACGATAGAAATAGTTAAGAAGATGGGATATAATATCAACATGAAACAACCAATTTGGAGGTAATACAATGAAAGTAAAAGAGATTATTGAGCATTTAAAAAACAACTACGATGAGGATGATTCTGTAGTCATAGCTTGGTGGGACAAAGAATCTTTTAATCCTGACTTGGTGAATAACCCGTCTTTAAATTGGGAGTCAGCGTGCTATCGGATGGATGATATTGATTGGCATGATACACACGACAAAATAACAGACGCTTTGCAAACTTGGTTGGAGGTAGAGCAATGACATACACAGAGAGCAGGAAATCGTATAGCATTAGAACCAAAAGCGGAGAGCCTATCATTACGTTCCAAGATGAACACGAGGCGATGCGCTACTGGCAAGACATCGAAGAGCTAGTCATGGAGCATGGACACATCATGTGTGTAGATGAGACAACCATTGTATCAAAGGAGATAGAGTTATGATTAAAGATTTTATATGGATGCTACCACGTGCAGTGTGCGTGGTGGTTGTTGTTCATTACTTTGTTAAAGGAGTTACATTACTATGAGTTATGATTACGGAGATGCAATCTTTAACGAGGCTACCGAGGAGGCTGGTGGCTACGTTGTATGGGTAGGGCATAGGGGTACCCTCTACGAAGAGGAAGTAAGGGCGTGTGAGGCTTATGATGACCTTACAGAAGGCATGACAGAGGAGGAGGTACTACGTAACGAGATAGGTATGGAGGTTATACCTGTGTCGGAGCTTGCCTCTATCCTGTGGAACAAGGCAGTGAGTGTTCAACAATAAGTGTATGAGATATAGGGGTAGACTATGAAAGATGATTTATTAATGTTATTATTTCTATTGGTGCTCGCAGGTATTCATGTGGGTGTATTATTATGGATGATATGGGGTGTGTATTATGTTATCTGAAAGACAGAGGCAGAACCGAAGAAGGAAATTGATGGACAAGCACAAGAAAAAGAGAGGAGGTTTTTACTTTACAACTGAGAGTCAACTCTGTACTATGTACAATACGTATCGTGTTGATCGTGCGTTGGAGATTTATTTATTCAGACCTAACAAGGAGGTGAAGCATGAAGAGTTATAAGTTATATGTTGATGTCGAGTACATGAAGGAGGTGCAAGCTGAGAGTTATGATGATGCCATGCTGATAGCAGAGGAGGCTCCGCTTGATGACTTCTTCGAGTGGGAATGTGTTGATGTCAGAAACCACGTTGAAGAATTACAAGGCAGACCAGACGAGAAGGACGTACCACCTAGAGGGATAGTATAATGGGTGAAAAACTTACAGAGGAGGAGAAGAAAGAACGCAAGCGTTTAAGGGACAAGCTGTGGTATGAAAAGAACAAGGCACGAAAGAAAGAAGCTCATCGACTGTGGCACGAAGCTAACAAGGAAAAGGCTAGAGCTTACAGTCGAGAGTACTATTATAATAACAAGGACAAGTCTAGGGTGCGTCGTGAGAGACGAAGGCAGATTAAGATGCGAGCTAGACCGTCTTGGTATGAGTCAGAGAAGGACGAAATTAAAAAGCTGTATCGAAAGGCTAAAGAGTTGGGGTTAGTGGTTGACCATGTTATTCCATTGAATTCTAAAGTAGTATGTGGTCTACATACTTTATCTAATCTACAACTGTTAGACCCTATTGAGAATAGGAAAAAATATAATTTATATTTAGAGGAGTTAACATGAAAGACATGACACCGTTCCAGTGTGGACAAGAGGATTCATTCTTTAACCGTGAGCTTAACCCACGCATGATAGAGGACGGGGTGATCCATACTCTATCTGAGGTTGAGTTAATCAAGCAGTATATTAAGGGTTATATAGATTCGGAGGAGTTTTATGCGATGTAAATCTTGTGATGCTGTGCTCTCTGAGTATGAGGCAAGCATGAAGTCAGCAGAAACTAAGGAGTTCCTAGACATGTGCGTCAGTTGTGCTAAGGACACAGGCGTACACAGCTACGGTAATACCTCATTGCTGCACGAGTACGAGGACTACCCAGACGACTTAGACCTTGACAATATAAGCGGAGTACTCTACGGTGGTATCAGCGTAGACGATCACTAACTAAAGGAGAAACAAAATGGATGACGAATACTACGATCAGGATGGACACGAGTATGAGATGACAGTGGCACAAGAGGAGGCGTGGCAAGAGGAGTCTTATCAGGAGGGGTTGCTGTCTGATTTGTACAACTCAATCAACGGTAACGACTACCCTATCGATAGACAGATAGAGGTGCTACAACGTGCGTTCAATGTGCGTGGATATAAAATTGTACCGGATCAGTAAATCCATGCTAAAATATTTAACTTAGTTATTAATTAATTATTATTTATTATTATTTATTATGACTCAAATAAAAACACATCAACCATGTAATGACTGTGGCTCTTCAGATGCTTTGACTTACTACGAGAACTCTACCTATTGTTTCTCATGTAAGACTAGGCACTGGACGGGTGACAATAATCAAACACAAAGGAACAAGATGACACTCCATTCTACTAAGATGGCAGAACCAGATGACGATGCAGTCTCTAAGACTATCGTTGATCGAGGCATTACCAAAGCAACGTGCGAGAAGTATGGCGTTGTGCAAGACAGTAACAGCTACTGGTTTCCATATCACAACGGCAACGATGTAGTAGCGTACAAGAAGCGTGGCATTGTAGACAAGAAGTTCTCTACCGTAGGTGATTGGAGGGAGGGTGGCTTGTTTGGTCAGCATTTGTTTAACAAGGGCGGTAAGTATGTAACCATAGTAGAAGGTGAGATGGATGCCCTCGCCTGTTACCAGATGCTAGGCAGTAAGTACCCTGTTGTATCAATCAGGAACGGAGCAGGATCAGCAGGTGCTGACATCCGTAAGAACTATGAGTGGCTTGATAGTTTTGATTCCATCGTTGTGTTCATGGACAATGACGATCAAGGACACGAAGCGTCTAAGCAGATAGCTGAAGTCTTTGGTTCTAAGATCAAGGTGTTCAAGTCTACGTCTGAGTTCAAGGATGGTTGCGATTACTTGAGCCGAGGAGATGAGAAGTTATTCTTTGAGAAGTGGTGGCAGTCCGAACGCTATGTACCGGATGGTATCATCGATGGCTCTACCTTGTGGGATGAGGTGTCTAAGCCTGTCGAGAAGAGCATTGTTGACTACCCATTCAGAGGACTCAACAAGCTGTCGTATGGTATACGTGAGGAGCTTGTCACTATCACAGCAGGGTCAGGGCTAGGTAAGTCACAGTTCGTACGTGAGTTAGTGTGGCATGTGCTGAAGAACACAGACGATAACATAGGGCTGATGTTCTTAGAGGAATCAACCAACAAGACAGCACGTTCTATCATGTCACTCCATGCTAACAAGCCGTTGCACCTACCTGATGTAGAGTACACCACTGATGAGTTGCGTCAGTCGTTTGATGCTACGCTAGGCACAGGTCGTATGTTCTTGTTCGATCATTTCGGATCAACAAGTATCGATAACATACTGAGTCGAGTTCGCTACTTGGCTAAAGGATTAGGTTGTCGTTTCGTGTTCTTGGATCACGTGTCCATAGTCGTGTCAGCACAGGGGTCAGGTGATGAGCGTAAGTCTATCGATGAGATCATGACTAAGTTACGTATGCTTGTGGCTGAGTGTGGTATCTCGTTGTTCGTTGTGTCACATCTCAAGAGACCTGATGGTAAGGGACATGAGGAAGGCGCTGCCACATCTTTGTCACAATTACGTGGCTCTGGTTCTATTGCACAGCTATCAGACCTAGTGATTGGACTGGAACGTAATGGTCAGGATGATGATCCACTTGAGAGACACACCACTCATGTACGTGTACTTAAGAACAGATTCTCTGGACTCACTGGACCAGCGTGTCGCTTGCTTTATGACTTGGATTCTGGTAGAATGATTGAACGTAAAGACGAAGAGGAAGACGTACTATGAGGTCAATCATCATAGACATTGAGACTAACAGCACAGCCACTCATATCTGGTGTGCTGTTACTAAAGACTTATCAACTAAGGAGGTAAGAGTATGGGAAGAGAAAGATCAATTAGCAGAATACCTAACAGAAAGAAGCACATTGATAGGACACAATATCATAGGGTTCGATCAGCCTGTGCTACAAAAGGTATGGGGTATCGATACAACTCATCACAAAATATCAGACACGCTAGTCATGTCAAGATTACTGAACCCAATCATCGAGGGAGGACATTCACTCAGAGCTTGGGGTCACAGACTAGGAAACTACAAGGATGACTTCAAAGACTTTGATGGTGGGCTTACAGAAGAGATGGTCAGCTATTGTAAACAAGATGTTTCCGTTACCGAGACACTACATAAGCGTCTTAGCAATGATCTATTGGTATGGGGTAACTCATTGGATCTCGAACATCAAGTCGCTCTTATTGTTAAGCAACAGGAAGAGAAAGGATTCAAGCTCGATGTTAAGAAAGCGTTATTCCTTTTGGCAGGTTGGAGGAAAAGACTACACGAAATTGAGGAAGAACTACAAGAAGTTTTCAGACCTATTGTAACACGTAGGTATAGCGAGAAGACAGGCAACAGACTCAAGGACAAAGTAGAAGTGTTCAATCCTGGATCACGTAAGCAGATAGCAGAACGCTTGATGACTTTGGGTTGGCAACCAACTAAGCACACAGAGAAAGGATCGGTGATCGTTGATGAGAAAGTATTACAAACTATTGACTTACCTGAAGCTAAACTCATTGCAGAATACTTACTCGTTCAGAAACGGGTGGCTCAAGTTGAATCATGGATTGACCATGCTGATAACTCCGACAGGGTTCACTGTAAGATCATCACCAACGGAGCGGTGACAGGTAGGATGACTCATTCTAAACCTAATCTTGCACAGGTTCCTCGTGTTGGTAATCCGTTTGGTAAGGAGTGTCGTGAGTGTTGGACAGTAGAGGATGGTAATGTACTGGTAGGTATAGACGCTAGTGGTCTTGAGTTACGTATGCTTGCACACTACATGCGTGACGAGGAGTACACCAACGAGATACTGAGTGGTGACATTCATACTAAGAACATGAAAGCAGCAGGTCTTACTAACAGGGATCAAGCCAAGACTTTTATCTATGCTTTCCTCTATGGTGCGGGTCCAGCTAAGATAGGTGCTATCGTAGGTGGTGGTGAACGTGAAGGTAAGAAGTTAATCGATAGCTTCCTTGCCAACACACCAGCACTCAAGACACTGAGACAGAAGGTAGATAGACTAGCTAAACGTGGTTGGCTACCTAGTCTTGATGGTCGTAGGCTTATGGTTCGATCAGCACACGCTGCCTTGAATGTATTACTACAAGGAGCAGGTGCAGTAGTAATGAAACAAGCATTAGTATTGTTGCATTCTAAGTTAAATCGTGTTATAATGGATGCTTCATTTGTAGCTAATGTTCATGATGAATGGCAGATAGAAACGAATGAAAAACTTGCTGAATCTGTAGGTCAAGCTGGCGTACAGGCAATTCAGGAAGCAGGACTCACACTAGGGCTACGTTGTCCACTCGACGGTGAGTATAAGATAGGTACTAATTGGGCAACAACACACTAAGGAGAAGTAAAATGCAAGACTTAAAAGCAATAAAGGTAAAAGCTGATATCATGTGGGCTTTCCTTGACACACCTAACCAGATGTCTGAGAAGTATCAGGTTGATTTGTGTAACCTATCTGATGGTGCAGTCTCTGCACTAGAGGATCAAGGTATCGAGGTGAAGCGTAAGGAAGATAAAGGCTTCTATATTGTAGCTAAATCTAAGAAGTTTCCTATCAAGACTGAGATGCCAGATGGTTCAGGCGTATCAGGAAAGGTAGGTAATGGATCAAAGGGAGTAGCGTGGATCAAACCCTATGCTTACCAGTTCAAAGGTAAGGCAGGTGTATCCGCAGGTATCAACAAGCTAGTCATTACTGACTTGGTTGTGTATGAGGCTGATGAGTCTGCTCTTGATGATAGTTTAGAAGAAGCGTTGTAATGAGTACCCCGTCAATGCAGGATGTCAAAGCCCTCATTGATGGGGACATCCTCGTCTATCGTGTGGGATTCTCTGTTGATGATCCAGAGGAAGAGAAGTTTGCTATCTCTAGGATGGGACATTTCATTGATAACTTATTAAGTGTTCAAGGTGTCGAGTCCTACTCTGGCTACATCACAGGTAAAGGAAACTACCGAGATAAGATTGCTACTGAGCAAGACTACAAGGGTAATAGAGTTAACAATAGAAAACCAGTACACTACGATACCCTTAGAGAATACTTGGTTAGCAAGTGGGGCTTTGAATTAATTCAAGGTCAAGAGGCAGACGATGCTATAGGTATTGCTGTCTACGAGTTACCCGAAGACCAGTCATGTGTCATGTCTATTGATAAAGACTTAGACATGTTACGTGGCTGGCACTACAACTTTGTTAAACAAGATTTATATTATGTAAAGGAAGAAGATGCCATAAGAAACTTTTATATGCAGATACTAACTGGTGATCGTGTTGATAACATTCCAGGATTAAGAGGTATTGGACCCAAGAAAGCAGAGAAGATACTTAAAGACTGTGAAGGTGAGCAACAATTATTTGACGAGGTACTGTCTGCTTACGACAATGACATTGATAAACTAACTGAACGTGCGAGGTTGCTATGGATAAGAAGACAAGAGAAGCAGTTGTGGAAACCGCCAAGCAATTCACAATAGGTTATGTCCAATGGGTTGATGCTGTTGCTGATGCAGGATGGGAAGATAACTCTAAAGCTGATGTACATCCTGTACTAAGCATAGGTTTCTTAGTAGATGAGACTGATGATGCTGTCTGTCTTGCTGCTGCAATCTCTCACGATCAGTCTAACTCTAGGATACACATACCGAAACAGTGGATTAAGAGTATTAAGAAAGTAAGACTAGATAAGTTTTTAGATTTAAGGAGAAAGCCATCAAAACCCAAAGTGCAAAAGCCAAAGGAAGAAAGCTCCAGCAATGGTTCCGAGATCAGATCCTCGAACTCTTTCCCTTTTCCCAAGACGATGTAAGGTCTACGAGTATGGGTGCTGGCGGTGAGGACATCCTGTTCTCTCAGTTGGCAGGTGATAAGCTAAAGATATCTGTTGAGTGTAAGTCAAGAGAATCTATGGCTGTCTATGCTTTCTATTCACAAGCAAAAGACAATTGCCCTGAAGGTAGAGAACCAGTTGTTGTTGTTAAACAAAACAAGTCAGACCCATTGGTTGTTATAGATGCGGTCTATTATTTACAGTTGTTAGAAAGGTCAACATGAGACACTTAGTAATCCCTGACACACAATGCAAACCTAATAACTCATTCGAGCATTTAGAATGGGCAGGTAAGTACGCTGTCAAGACTAAGCCTGATGTTATAGTTCATTTAGGAGATCACTGGGACATGCCAAGTCTCAGTGTCTATGACGTAGGTAAGAAAGCATTCGAGGGCAGGACATACAATGATGACATCGAAGCTGGTAACAAAGCTATGGATGTATTCATGAAGCCTATCATCGAGGAGCAGAAGAGACAGCGTGTCAACAAGAAGAAGGTATGGAAACCTAAGAAGATATTTC